AATTTGTTTTAACTACACCAACACCAACACCAACTCAAACTCCGACAAATACTTTAACACCAACACCAACAAACACAATAACACCAAGTGTTACACCAACAAACACAATAACTCCTACACAAACAAATACTTCAACTCCAACAAATACTTTAACACCTACTCAAACAGCTACTCAAACACAGACACCAACTAATACTACAACTCCAACTCAAACGATAACACAGACGCCAACTAATACCACTACGCCTACACTAACACCAACGGAAACGCCACCTCCTTCAGAGTATTATTATGTAAATGATTGTATTGGAAACTATGGTAGTTTTACTTCAATAGAGTATCCGACAGGAACATTTGCTGTAAACGATATGGTTACTTTTACTACAGGTCAAGGAGATTCATTTGGTTTTATAATTTATACTACACAGGTAGCAGGAGACGATATTGCAATAACTGCTACAGGAACTAATCAAGGAGGATATTGTTCCTTGTCTGATATTTATTTTCGTCTCGGATTCTCCGACGTAGAAGCAAAAGCAGGCGTCCACTACGGCACTTATAAAGTATTCGTCAACTTTTTTCAAATCGCAGACATTACGCAACTAGATAGTAAACTATTTAGCAGTCTTAAAAAAAACGCAATAATAAAAGACGGCATCTTATATTCTCCGCCAAATTTTTTAAGAATGGCCATGTATTTAGAATTATCACGCCCCGGTGGCGATATAAGTCGTTGGGAAAAAGTGTTAAAGCGTTTAAATCTTCTCAATAAAAATTACCCCCTTAAAGCTGAAAAATGCGACCCTGAAACATTTCGCCTCTCTTTGTCCGCGCGTTCAAATACAAAACAGTATTATTACCAAAAAGATATTATACAAAATGTTATTAAAGATATCGTATCAAATGAAAAATTAGTTTATATCGGCGGCTATGCTAACGTACTTTATGCACGTTATTTAAAAAATCGTGAAAAAATGTACCTTACTGAAATACCAGAGTTTGATTTATTATCAACCACACCCGATAAAACAGCAAAAAAAATAAAGGAAGAATTAGAAGCAAAAGGTGTTGCTAATGTTAGTATTCAAACAAAATCATCGATTCCGGAATATTTATCTACACACTATGAAGTTAAAGTTGGTTCACAACCTATTGCTTACATTTACAGGCCTTTAGCATGTCACAGTTATAATACCATAAAACTAGATGGTAAAATATTTCGCGTTGCTACTATTGACACAATGATGAGCTTTTATTTGTTATTTTTATATGCCGATCGTCCATACTATAACCCAATAAGGATTCTATGTTTGTGCGAATATCTTTTTAAAATACAACAAAAAAATCGTCTTAAAATGCAAGGACTTTTGCGAAGATTTAGTATAACATGTTATGGTAAACAAAAAACACTAGAAGATATACGAACAGAAAAATCAAAACAATTTAAAAAACTTAAAACAAAAAAAAATAGCAAAGAATACGATAAATGGTTTCTTCGTTATGACCCTGAACTAAATAAAAATAATAAACCCGTTTCTAAACCCAAGAAAACAAAGGAAGATATGATAAATGAAGCAAAATTAGCTTTAGAAGCAAAAGCTATTACTTCAAAAGCAGTAATTGCTGAACTAGAAAAGATACGTAAAATACCTACCACTAAGGAAAAAAATCAGTCAATAGTAAAAACCTATTCTTCTTCAAGTAAAACTCTCAAGTCTCATAGCCCTACAAGTTACATGTCTCGTTTACTAACAAAACGAAAAAAGACTACAAAATACAATAAAAAGGTAGTTAAGAATAAGAATAAAAATAAAGATAATATGTCGGAGGAAAAATTATTATTTATTCAAAATGAATTTACTCCCTCTAATATGACTGGCTCTTTAACTGATGAAAAACTTTATAAAAAATGAACATTTAAATATACAATAGTAAATAATTATTATTGTATACTTATTATTGATTTTATTATTGATTTTATTATTGATTTTATTATTGTATTTTTATCAAATCTCACCAATCTGTTACGTCTCATACTTTATATAGCAACGCTATCTAATACTCTTGTCAGTCCGAAATATCCCAACCCAAACAGAGCACTTACAAATACGAGTCCACTTATATTATAGTTACCATCACCATTAAATACAGACGGTAAATACTTTAACATGTACTTTCTAAAAACCGGCAACTGAAATGCAAAATAAAGTATACTCACTAAAAGAGGTACTTGTATTAACTTGTATATGTTTTCCATAGTGTCAGTACTACTTACATGGTTAGAATATCTTACTTCATTCATTTCTTCTTCTTCATGCTCACGTATATAATCTTCTTCTTCCTTTCTATGATTTCGGGGAACAAAATTTGGATTTATCTGCGCATCATTCATCATACCCATTGTATTCATAGGTATATCACGCGAAGGTAAATTTGTCAATCCTGATGCACTTGCCCTCTGAAGTCCGTTTACTAACTCGTTCATAACATTTTGTTGTTGAGGCATCTGCATCTGCATCTGCATTTGTTGCTGTTGAGGCATCTGTGTACCCATTCCACCACCCATCATGTTTACACCCGCAACATTGGGAGAATATACTTGTGCAGGAGGCATAACTTGGTTACTCATCATACCACTATCCTCCATTCCACCCATTCCACCTCTCATACCATTATTCATTTCTGTTTTCTGAATTGTAACATTATTTTGGTTTCCTGCACTTGGATCTGTTGGAAGGTCATCGATGCTCGTTGTATCCGCCATTATTCTCTTAATATATTCTATAAAGAATGATAGATTTCATTTACTACGCAAATCTAACAGACTTTTTCGTTGAATCACATAGTTCAGATTTACTCTTGTATGAATAACAGTTTTTCCCATATAAATACGTCTCCTTCTCCAATTCTTCAATAGGCGGTGAAGTAAAATAAATACATTTATCACCAACACATTCTTTTCTAAATAATGTTGATAACCCCAAACCAAGAATAATAGATATTATATATTTACTTGTCTTTGAATGTATCCAATTTTTTATATTCATTTGTTATATTATATATATATTCTATATATGTATAATATAAAATAATTTATTATTATTTCGAGTTTATATAAATGATTCATAATTTATTAACTACCATCTTATATTAAACTTGTATAGGTATTTTTTTTAATGAACCAGTATTAAAAGGGCACTTATCTTCCTTCGCTTCGAATGCAAAACAGTTTTCAGCTTTATCTATATACTGAAATTTACTATTGTTATCAACAGTCGGATATATTAAAATACTTCTAGTGGGTGGTGATGACATATAAATGTATACCATTCCTATTAAAAAACTTAGAATAAATACAGGTACCGATATATATTTCATTGTATATAAAGTAATATATGTTAAGTATTATATATATAAAATATATAATATTTATTACAGCATATTTATTTTTTATTATTATTTATTTTTTATTATTATTTATTATTTTAAATTTTCATTTTTTTGAACTATCGTGAATCAACTGAGTTTCGGATTTCTTCGCAATACATGTCATTTCGCAACTACAGTCACTCGTACCCAGTCTCTTCGATTTATTCGTTATTTCACAGTTGAATAGTTTTTCAATATATATACACGCTTTTATAGGTTCTAAATTTTTACATGTATAAACACAGTCACATTTGTTTTTAAACGCATTACAACACATTATCCTATAACTTGAACTACTTACCGAACACTGTCTTACATTTGCATTTGCATTTACATATCTATTCGGATGTGATAATATCATATATACTCTGTTTAATAACTTAAACATTTTATTACGTAGCTTGCTATAATATATAACTTATAAATATATTTTTATATGGATTTACGTCATATATATTCAAGATTCAGATACACACTACAATACCCTCTTATCTTATTTTAATAGTATTGTACCCACCACATCCTCCACATTTTATTCCTACAGGATGAAAAGGTACTTCCCCCTTAAATTCGCAATCATTACACGATATTTCCGCTTTTATATTTTCATCATATGGGTATAGTGATACCATGCTATCATAATGCATAATCATCATACTAAGCATATCCCCCGTCAACATCATTTTCCTACATAAAGGACATGTAAATTTATTCTGTTTTATCGAGCCGTCGAAACATTTACTATGTATTGCGTGTCCGCATGGTAGTACGGCTACCGACTCTCTTGATAAAAATATATTGTCTAGGCATATGCAACAGTCATTTCTCAGTGCATCGGTTACACATTTATGTGTTTTTTCAATATTGATATTAATACATCCGCCGCATTTGTCACAGTGAAAAAAATCGCTAGGCTTATTACCAATACCACACACTCGACATATTTTACACTTTTCACAGTGATAAATTTCAGAAGCCGGTTTATCGGAATATAAATGACATATGTCACAATAGTAATTAGCAAATTTCTCTACAAAAAAACAGCATTCACTATTTATACACGAATTAGACACAGGCTGTCTTATACTACAGTTATTACAAACAATTTCTTCTATCTCATAACGATTTATTTCATGTTCTTGTGTTTCAAAATCATGACATATACGACATCCAAACTCTCTGTTGCAACATTTTGCTATTATTTTACATCCCGATATGTAATGTCCACAGTTTTCTTTTTTATCATCCATTTTCGCTATTTCTCTCGAATCTGTAACGTCTCTTGTGTTTATTGGCTCATCATATATCGAATCGTCATCACTACCAAAAGTCGTGACAGTACACCAATCATCAAAATCACAATCCGAACAACAATCCGAACAACAATCCAAACATTCGCTATTTCGTTCACACATTTTGATAACTATATAAAATATATTAAAATAGTTCTATATTATTTTAACATATTTACTACCTCACTCTTTCTACTTAAATAAATTATACATGAATGTACCTCCTAACATACCTAGTACGATACCAACTATAACTTGAAGTAAATCATGACAGTTCAAGTATATACGAGAATATCCCACCAATATTATATATATAGGAACAAATTTTAATACTAGTGTTCTATACTTCGGAAAAAATAAGTAAATCGTCGTTACTATGCATGTTGACAAAACCATATGTATAGATGGGAGTCCCCTTTTAGAATATTCTTTAATATCAATTTTTTGATAAATTCTTTCCATTATAAAATTTTTATAAAACAAATTATCAAGTACGTTATTATCTTTAATACAGTTACCAGGTCTATATAAAAATGGTAAATCGTATCGCATCAATATTATTTTGACAATATCAAAAAATGTTGTCACTATAAATACAGATAGTATTATATAAAACCACTTCGCATTTTTAGTAACTATCAAAGTTATAAACATGGAAAAAAACAAGACACTAACACTATTTGATATCCATAACATCGCGCTCAAAACGATAGGATTTTTCAAGATATTTTCATTTTTAATTTCACTTTCTTGAATTTCCTCATTTCTCACGCTTCTGTTAGTTCTCACATCTTCGCCACTCTTGACATTCGTAGCATGCTTCCCATCGGAATCTTCGATGTCGATATCTTTAGAAACACCCTTTGTCATAGGCTCGTGAGAATATTCTAAATTCGCGTCGTTCTCTGTATAATTAGAAAATGACTGATTTTCATCAAAATCATACATTTTTTGCACTGTATATTTGTTATATATTGGTTATATATTATTTTTCACTTCGTAAAAGATATAACCTGCGGTTTTTCAATCTCCACTTCCATACTTTTAATATTATATTTATTTTGTACTAACCTATATTGATTAGTATTATCATCATATTCTACGTTACTGTACACATAAGTCGTATCTCTTATCTTCTTCGCCAAAGGGACAATACTCGTCAAGTATATTTCTATCAATGTTCTTATTTTCTCATTTTCACCCGTAGCATTAAATTCATTCATCAACTCCTTTACCTGAGCTACATGTACATATAACTCAGCATTAAGTCTCTTTAATTCCTCTATACCTTGCGGATTTATAGTTATATCTATATACCTATTATACAACTTATCATACTGTTCTAAATGCGTATCTAAATCCTTTTTAGCTTCCCCAAACTTCTGTACCAACTGCTCATCCGTTATATACCTAAATAATAAATCCAACTTATATTTTATTATATTCTCCTTTATAGCCTCAATCTTACTATACGTTTCACTCATCAACGCGCCTATATTATCTATCTTACCCTTCGCTATCTCTATATTCAACCCACACGGGTTTGCAACAGACCCACAAACCGCTTTTAGTGTTCTACCAGAATTAGTAAATACAGTACCACCCGTTTGTTTACAAACGACACACTTTCTCCCTCTTTTAATTTTAGCTATTTCAAAACGTTTCTGTTTTATCGATATCGTCTCATCCGATAATATAGAACTCTTCTTTATATCAAATTTTTCATCATATAGGGCTTTTAACTTATAATACTCATGCAAAGCATCGTCAACAGACATATGTGGGCGAGACATTATATTATATAAACGAGATATTTATATATTCAATATATTCGATATATTCAATATATTTCTATTTTAAATCTTATTCTATGATTATATTAACCTTAAACTCCCATATTTTAACTATATTTCATATATATTATCATTTTTATTTATCAAATGAATTTCGATTAATCTCACGCATCTGTTACGCCTCATGTTTTTTATATATATGGATTCACCATAACCTGAGAAGATGGAGCGTCCCACATCGGTAAATCCGTTATCATATTCGCACCCGTTTTTTTATTTGACTCTATATTTATATTTAGAGCGTTTAATCTTACCAACACGTCCTGTTTCTGTTCTCTAAACTTCGCCTCCTTTTCTTCTGGTGTAAGACGACCTCTATATTTATAATACAAAAACCCTCCTATAATTAATATAAAAATCAAAAATAGTACCAAGTTAAACATATTATTCGTAAATACTGTTTTCTTATCTTTACATGTCTTTAATACTTCATTCATAAAATATTTAACACCCGGTTCTGTAAGTACTGGTTTATCCATTTTATTTATATTGTCGTAGTAAATCTATTATTTTATAATAGTATTTTTATAAAATAAATTATACATAATACATATATACACATAAGTAATTCTAAAATAATATGAGTACATCAACAACAAATTCAAAAGATGATTCAAAAGTTACACCAACAACTAATCCTCTTAATATTAAAATGAATAACAACGCCCCAAATCCCTCTACGTCCGTTTTCACATTCTTTCTTATTACATTGTTCTACTTTGTTGCTAAATATAAAACACCAAATTCAATGTCCACAATGTTAAATATTATTTATATTATAGCAATTGTTTCTACTCAAATATCCATAAATACCGCTTTAGCTAAATCTATATGCAATAATTCACAATCTATGAATGTCGGCATTTTAGCAACTGTATTTCCACTCCTTTTTATTTTCGGTTTATTACAGCTTCTCCTCACTATTTTCCCCGGCTGGGTTGAACCCTTTTCAAATACATTCGGCTACGGTATGACTAAACTTGTCGGTCTTCACGACCTCATGAAGCGACTACTCGTATCACCGCAATTTAACGCCGCTCCAGAAAAGAAAATCATAAATGCTGTCAATAATATATATAATGACCCATCTATTTTTATCAACCAGTTTAGCTATGCAAACCGAGAAGACTTTAATAAAACATGGGATAACAGTTTTGCGGGCGGTAGGGGAATCTTCGTTAAAAGTGCCGGACTCGCGCCAACACCCTATTCACCTGCAAATCCAAACCCAACACCCGGTTCACACCTTTATCAAGAATTTAGAAATATGGTGAAACTTAAAGACATTGTCGGTACATTTGTTTGGTATATTCTTGTAGGCGTTATTATGACATCGCGAAGTTATAACTATATTATAAGTCAGCCTTGTTCTCTGAATGCAACCGTCGCACAAAAAGCTGTGAACAACTACATCAAAACGACTGTCGCTACTCCCAAAACAATCGATAAGCTAACACCTGCCGGTTTCGAATATAAAACATAAACTCGTACGCGACGTAGACGAATATTAAAACGCTTGTAATTATTTGTTACCGCTTTGAAACACAAATAATTACAATTATTATTTACTGTTACCACATTCTATTTACCATTTACCTTCGACTTCTAATGCTTCTCCTAAATTTTCTACTCTTTTTTATTTTACTATATTTCTTCTTTCTATAAGACTTTTTGCCTTTTCTTTTCCGACTAAGACGTTTTCTAGATTTAGAACCGCCTTGTAGGGTGTATTTGTTTATTTTTGAAAATGGAATAGTCTTAGATTCGTTCCCAGTTGATAAACACGTTATACTTTTTTTTATATCATCTACAACCTTTATTACACACCATTCTCCATCTATATAAATTTTTTTTTCCAAATACGAACTTGTCTCGTTTACACTCATTTAAAACAAATACTATATAATAACCCAATAAAAAAATCAATCCACGGCCCTATATTCA